CGCTTCAGAGCCAGTGGTGTATTCAATACGCAAGCGGGAAGGAACGTTGCGCATCCCGGGAACCATCAGCTCGATAATCCGCATGCAGTCGGTCGGGTAGCGGTAGGCGTATTGCCAGTCTGGTGGCGGCGCACCAGTGTCTGCCAGCGCCACGCGTTTGGTGGCGAAGCTCCAGTCAAAATCGGACAGGACGGCATCGCGCGCAGGCTCATAATGGAGGCTGCACACGCCCGCCTCTTTGCTCTGCTCTGTCAGGCTGTTGATGGTGCGGCTGTTGCCCAGGCGGCTCAGGGCGATATTGCAGATTTCGATGACTGAAGCCATTAATCACCTACCGCGCCGTACAGGGTTTCAGCTGCTGTTTTTGGTGCAGGGGAATCAGATGACTGCATGCCCAGATCGGTGATCTGCAATTCTACGCGGCTGCGAGGTTCTTCCCCTTCGTCTTCATACGTGCTGGAAGAAACCACCTTCGCCATGCCGCCTAATTGCAGCATACTGCCCACGGCTGGTGTTTCGATTCCCAACTTCTTCAGCTGTTCGCTGTTAAGACTGAGGCGCAGGCCGTACGGATAGTCGTCGCGAGTCTCAACTTTACCGTCATCACCTTCAACGGATTCGGTGCCGGTCTTCATACTGACAACGTTCATCTGATGCTCCTGAAATAAAGGGGCCAGGCGGCCCCTTATTGATACCCGTTAGTTGCCTAGGCGTTGACGCTCTTCGGTGATTTTTTCGCGCAGCGTGTCCGCCTTCATCGCCGGATGAGGTTTTTTATTGAATAACGCTTCGAATTCGTCGCGCAGAGCTTCAATATCGCCATCACCCTGATCCCCACCTTCTTCTTTCAGCTCATCATGACCTTGTGGCTTTTCAGCCTCCGGTGTTGACTTGCCGAACTTCGCATTATGCGCGGTGACAGCTGCATCATTTAGCGGGTGGAGGTTCGTACCAGGCTCGCCGTCATACTCGACTTCCGCACCCTCTTCCAGCAGCTGATTGCCGATAAAGGAGAGACGCAGGACGCGGTACTTTGCTTTTTCTTCAGACATGTCCGCAGCCCTTAACCAGTGATTTTCGAACGGACTGAATAGTGGGTGTTGTTGTCCACATCCAGATTGATACCAGCTGTAAACGCGCCAGCGGTCAGCGGTCCGGTGCCTACCACGTAGTTCAGGCGCAGGTAGCGCTGCACGCCCTGCGGCACTTTCTGCGACACGATGCGCTTACCAGCGGTCAGTGCCGAAAGTGCCAGATCGCCGCTGCTGGTCAGGGTCGTCCATGTTGCGTTATCCGGGCTGGTCTGTAACTGCACGTTAACGGTCGCAGCGCCGGCTGCCGTAGCAGTGGTGTTGACCGTCGCGAACAGCTCCAGCGGGTAGCCAACGCCGATATCACGGCGAGTGCCGTCAATTGGCGCCAGGTCAATTACATCGGTTGAAGCGGCAGTCGCGGTTACCGCCTGCGCTTCGGAGAACATCAACAGTTTGTCGAGGATCATCTTTTCTTCTCCAGTAATGGGCCACGCATCGCAGCCCATCAGTTAATGACAGGCGTTAAACAACGCGGGATTCAGTTTCCAGAATTGCGTCAACTTCACGGATCGGGATACCACGGAAGGAGGTCCAGAACTCGCCTTCAGTCTCTTTCACTGTCAGCGCCAGTGACGCCTTGTCGAGAGATTGCAGATCGAGAGCCTGGCCCACGGTGCGGTTCATGTAGAACACAGGCTTGCCCATGCCACGGTTCGGGATGCGGTGCAGCGCCTTAACCATCAGGCTTACAATGTTCGCTGCAGCACCGGCCACCGAGAGGTCACTAACGTCGATGTTGGCAATGCGCACGACGTAGCGCCAGTCACGCAGGCTCAGGCCGTTGTCCCATTTGTAGTGAGTGCGGTAACCCTCATAACGACCGCCGTTGGCATCAGTCAGGGTCTGTTGCCCTTTATCTTCCATTTGCAGCCCTGCCTTCTGAGCTTTAGGGAAGATGCCATGCACGGTATTCTCACCCCACACCACCAGCCAGATAGAAGTGTTGTCGGTGCCGGTGCCCCCGGCATCAATAATGTTCTGACCGTTACCTGCAGATTTGCTGGAATAGCGAGAGGAGAGGCCCATAAACTGCTGAGGATTGATGCTGGTGTCGCCATAGAACAGCGTTTGCGCCATCTGCTGGTTCATGCCCTCGATGAACGCCCGATCTTCAGAAAGACGAAACTCTGAGGTGTTGCCGTTCAGATCAGCCAGAGACTTATCGACCTCGGCGTAGGTTTCCAGCATGCCCACCGTATCGGTGATCTGCACGGTGGTAGATTTACTTGGCTGCACACCGTAGTTCAGCAAGCGCCAGGTTGCCGATGGCAGTCCGGAGCGCACGGTGGTGCGGTGGCCGGTTGCCAGGTTTCCTTCAACGATCAGCATGTCCATCAGGATTGGGTTGGTCTGCGAAAGCAGCTCGGTGATTTTGTCGATTTTACCATTCGGATCTACGCGCTTGCCCCAATCTGCCAGCGTCAGCGCAGTTAAGCCTTTAACAGCCATGGTTTATTTCCTCACTTTTTGCCATAAAGAACTTCGGCAGCACTACGCTGGCCGGTTTCATTTGACGTGACCAAATTGTCTTCCGACATGGCCGCGCCGACTTTGTAGAACGCCCGGATCAATTCCGGGTTGTTCCCCATACCACTGGTTTCCAGGAACTCACGGAGTTCAGGGGTACCGAATTTATCCAGCGCCTGTTTGGCGCGCGTCAGGTTTGCGTCGAACTTATCGCCGCCAATCTCTTTGTCTGCCTTGGCAGCGTCACCCCAATCAGCAATCTGTTTCTGCCAGACCTCGGCCTGCTGCTTCATGAGCTGCGGCATGACTTTGGAGCCATACAGATCAACCAGCTTCTGCGCCTGTTCCTGGTTCAGATTCAGCTCGCGGGCGATCGGCTCGAACTGCGCCACCGCCTCTTTGTCCAGTTCGCTGCCTTCAGGGGCTTTGAACTCATAAGCTTCCGGAGCACCTTCGGCCTTCTTGTCCTTTTCCTCTTCAGGCTCCCCCCGCTCTTCACCTTCTTTTGGCTTTTCACCGTCAGCAGGATCATCGGCATCACCGGCCAGCTTTCCTTCACCTGCCGGTGCAGCGGCTGCCGGGGTCTCTGTATTGGACTGCTGGGACCCAGGGGCATCATTCCCCGCTGCAGGCGCGCCACCATCACCACCGTCAGCAGGTGCTTCACTCATCAGGCGGCGGTTAATCAGGCGTTGAATAAGGTTCATTATTTCTCTCCGTTAAACCGGGATGGTCTTGGCTTTAAGCTGTGCAAGTACTGCTGAAAGCGTGGTGCGGAGCGCTGCAACATCACCCAGCAGCGCGTTGTATTTGGTCACCAGGTCGTTGTGGTCAACCAGCAGGCCAGCAACATCCGATGCGGTAGATGCAGCATCAGTAGTTGCCGTTGCAGCAGCCGGTGCTGCTATGGTCGCGCCCAGCTTCACACCACCGAAATCTGTTGCTGTCGGCGCACCGATAACCGCCGGCGCAGGATCCGGAACCTCAACCACCTGGTTAGAGCCATCCAGCCGGATAACTCGCTGAGTCTGTGTTTGTGCCATTTCAGTTTTCCTTACTGGCTTCGTTAGCCATGGTCAGATAGAGATCCGGGCAGGTAGCCATAACTGCGGTGAACAGGCGAAGCCCTTCGCTGCGGCGTCCCTCGTTGAAGTTCGTTGCGTTGTTGTCACCCGTAAACGAGGACTGGAATACGCCAGCACCAGAGAGCAAACCCCACACAAAACGGCGGCCCTGCGGCGCCTGCATCACGAAGCGCAGATCCTCTTCCTGCTGCTCAGCGAGATTTTTGGCCTGCTGCTGGCTCTCCTGAAGCAGCTCTTCATCAGTGCGGGAATCGGTCATTGCTGGCCCCCGGCGGAACCGGCTACTGCCGCCAGTGCGTTCTGGTCGCCCAGTTTTGCCTGACTGAGGTCTTTAGCGCCCTGCACTGCTGCCTGAGCCATCTGCATTTGCTGCATCTGCTGCTGTTGCTCCGCGCGCTGCTGGCGGATCTGCTGAACGGCTTCAGCGGCAACGACAACGGTTGGCGACACGCCGATCGCGTCCGCGTAGTTGTCAATGCTCTGGTCAATGTCCAGCTTGTCGAGGGCTTCCGGTTTGGCCTGCGCCATACCACCGACGAATCGAACGAAGCGCTCCAGGCTGCTGACGCCGATAGATTTCTGTGCCTGAGCCATAACCGAGATATATTCGATGCGCAGCGGCATGCCCTGCATCACTTCCGGCGGCGGCGGGAGCATGCCCCGGCGGGCCATGATGGAGAATGCGCGGTCAATAAACGGGTCAAGGAATTCGTCGTTCAGACGTTCAAGCACCGGGCCGAGCATCAGGAGTTTTTCCTCCTTCATCTCGATCACCGCCTCTACCGGCATTGAACGGGTGTTAACGTTTTGCAGCATGCGGAACAGGTCGACGTAATAGCAGCGGTCGATAAGCTGGCGTGTGTCCTGAATGTCGTTCAGCAGGTCAGCGCTGGGCAGCGGTGCCTGGTAGAGTGGGCGCAATCCTTCCTGCCCGGTGAGCTGGTCAACATAGGTGATATCGCCAGGAAGCAGGGAAACACGCTGAGATTTTAATGCGGTAGGCCCGACCATCGGCGGGTTGGTGGCTTTGTCGATCAGCTGGCTCTTTCGCTTCTGCTCGAGCTGCAGCGCTTTTACCTGCCCCAGCGCGGTCATTCCAGGGCACTTGGTTCCGTAGACGTCCTCACCGTTGACAATCCAGCGCGGCGCCATGACAGGAAATTCATCAAAGCCTGACTCGCGAAGAATGTCGTCTTCTCCGCCAGCCTCCTCAAAATACACTGATTTATAGCGCTTATTCTTCGCGTCCAGCTTCCCGGTGTCGCGGTTCACATTCGGGTATACGGCATGCACAACGTCGTGCCACTGCTCGTAGCTGCCCGTTTCCCACTGGCCTTTAACGCTGTCGCTGACTTTTTCCAGGCCGTACTCTGTCACCAGCTGGCGGACTGTCATGCGGAATTTGCGGAAACAGGTGTCAACATTCAGCCGCGCGCTGTTCGCCAGGTAGTAACTTCCGATCGGGAATGGGTAGGTGCGGATAACGTCTTCGTCATCTTCCATAACGGCCATCGCGGCCACGCCGTAGGTGCCGAGCTGCGAGTAGATGATCGGCAGTGACTGGTACAGGTTGGACTTGTTGAACATGTCGTTCATACGGTCCTGTACTGCCTCAAGCCAGATTTTCACCGGGCCGTAATCCATCATTGCCTTATCGGGCGTAGCGAGCTTGAACCAGGGCCGCGCCGGGCTGGTGATTCCCGACATCATGCCGCTGGAAAGCACATCCTCTGCCAGGCTGGCGCTTGGGTCGACAATGCTGGTATTGCGGCGGCTGTTGCGGTTGGCGTCAGAA